TTATATAACTCGTCTAACGGCGAACAGCTATGGTCGTCGTATGTATTCATTGAGTTACGCATATACCCTAAGAGGTTTGCTAGTTCCTCTTGGTTGTATTGTATGTAGTTCTGTATTGACTGCACGTATGAAGTGGCAGGCGCATATGGAACGCATATGTCTGGGTGAGCCCAACGATAACGTTGACTGCCAGATAGTGCAGTACTTGCATGAGCGTCGGGATGAACTAGAACGTATTCGAGTTCTATGATTTTGTTGATGGCATCGATTACTACGTTGTAGTCATCATTGTTTGTTGCAATAGACACTAGGTCTATGATTTGTGTGTTGTTGTTATTATTCATGTTGTTATTAGTATTAGTCATGATAGTAATGGTTGCGTGTGCCAGAGCACACAAGCTATAAAAAAAAGAAAAAACCCACCGACGCCCCGAAGGACGCCAGTGGGCTGAAGATTAGACGCCCTCTGGAATAATTATCCAAGGTCGTGTATCTGTGGCTTTTTTCTCGGCTTGCAACTGAATGGTCTCGCCTTGCTTGAACTTAGGCTTTTTAGGAACATTACGGAACGCACAGACTTCTCTGGTGCTACCGTCGGGCAGTTGAATACGGAACCACGCGCGGTAGTTCTTTTTGTTGGATTGGTTGAGGAACTCGATTGGCGGCTCAAGGGCGATGCCATCGATGGTTTGGCGCTGAGTGCTAGCTTCTACGAATAGGTCTATATTATTATTAATCATGATAGTATGGAATTGAGTGGCGAGAAGTGCCGAGACCAACTGTAGGTCAATAAAATCAATTTCCAATTTATTTTTAACATATCAATCGGGAAGCTTAGATTACCATGCACTTAGACATCCACCTTGTGTCACTCTGAGCTTCGATTTGCCGTTTTATTCCCTAAGATTCTGTATGCGAGACGGCGAAGCCTCCGCTTACATAATCTTCTGAGGCAAACTTCGACAGCACAGAGTGACACAAGGTGGATGGCTAAGTGCTTGGAAATCTTAGCTTGCTTGTCACATCGCTCTGCGATTGGCAAGCTTCCCGATTGATATGTTAGACCCACTGTAAAAACAGTAGTAAAGACAGACACTCACGCCGAAGGCTGATGGCTGTCGCTAGATACTGTAAAAAACGGTGGTCGTTACACGGTTAGTGCAGTGCAATGATAGCAATATCAACGATTTACGAAATTCTGGCGGAATTTTGGCGAAAAATTGACCCCAAGGGGGAATTTGGTTCGCGATTAATTGTACGTTACCCCCTCAGATTTTTGTAACAAAACAAAAGAGGGTTGCCCCAGTCTCCCAGAACAACCCTCCCATTACTAACAACAACAACTAATACTAATATATGAAGACAAGTTACTGCATGGTGGACTCATCGTCCTCATCTTCAGCTTCTTCCCATTCAAAATCTACACAATCGTCTTCTAACTTATTAAATTGAGAGACATAGGCAAGCCCAATACCCAACAATCCGTGAGCACTAATCGTGTTTGGCATCCGTATCTCGACAGCGTTGCCATACTCTGGGTTTACACAGAGAATTACGTAGTTCTCTGAGTATTCTCCAAGTATTGCGGCGGCGTGTTCTACGGAGTCACTATTTTCGACTATTGTGGTTGACATGATAAAAATCCCTATTAGTAACTATAAGTGTTCCCTTTGATTTATAAGCCTTATCTTTATTGTTTTTATTATAAATATAATCCTATAAATCTTTTAGTTCACTTATAGTGTTCCTTTCGTATAAACGATGAGTTAAAACCAAGTGGTCGCTAACTTGCCTTTAGTTCTTTTGTAATAAGTGTTTACAAACTTATCGACCTCTTGCTTCATAATATCCCGTTTTCTCTCTGCCATCTTCCTATTTGCATCTTGAGCCATTTGTTCCGTCCAGTAGTTCACAGCGATGCTTAGAGCGTCTAATCGGTCATCTTGGACTAGAGAGCCTCTATCGGGCGTTAGACGGCTCATCTGATAAAACAGTTGGTATTTAAGTTGTTGTTCTGGGGGATAGCTCTGAGCGGACTCAAAGTCCCTTTTGATGACCTTTGGGTCAATCACAAGCCTGTGTTGGTTCATAACAGGCTCTAGGGTGTCCACTATGCGTTTCTCTTTCTGAACGTTATGTCTAACCTCTTCAATTGTACAAGGGTGGATTTTTGTTAGAATAGGCTTGAGCATTTCAGTGAACATACCGTCACCAAAATTACTTTCTACAACAATAAAATTTACATTATTTTGACTAGCTTTTATGCTGAGAGCTTTGAGTGTTTTCTCTTCATAGCCCCCTCCGATGCCACCGCAGTCTGTTACATACAGATAGCCGTTCAACATCTTTACAATTGCATAACCTGTTTCATCCTTACCGCGTCCAGAGGGGTCAATTGCCATCACTGAGCCAGTGTAAGGGATATAATCACCGATTGTTTGAAACGGTCGGTAGAACCTGTCCCCTGTGAAGCCCACGTTAGGCACTGAGCCGTCCCATTCTAATTCTGGACTCCGAGCCCACACAAGCTTTTCTGGGGCGTTGTCGGGGTCTATATCCATGACGATAAGGTCATTTAGCTTCAAAGGGTGTCTATCGGCGTCCGACAGGCGTGGGTCAAGCATAAACTGCATCGCAAAGCCAGACCGTCCGTAGGACGCTTGCCGTTCCGCCAAATCGATGTCGGAAAACCGCGTCGGTTCTGTGGATGTATCGTTCTTCTCAGAATCCACACAGAAGGCACTCACAGCCCCGTCATAGCGCGATTGATTAAGTTTAGGGGTAATGTACTTAGCCGTCCAAATGCGCGTCGTGTAGCCCCTCTCAGAGAGCTTAGCGTACAGCGTATCTTCGCATTGGGGTGTGCCTAGAAATAAAATTTTTGAGCTGTCGTCTGGCTTGAGGATAGCGTCGAACTCCTTAATCTGCTCAGAGAGCTTGTCGCGCATACCTTGGGTAGCGGCATTGTTCGGGACTTCGACGTCATCCGCAACAATAATGTCTGCACGGCTACCCGTCAGTTGCGACGTAATTCCGAGGGACTTAACTGATGGGGCGTGGCTTGCGGGTGCAGGACCGACATCAAAAGAGATTTTACTGAATCGTTGCTTATCTGTTGGCTTGAGGTGCTGGAGGAAACCGAGCTCATGTATGATTCTAAGGGTGAAAGTGCTAAAGTCATCTGCGCGTGTTTTTGAAGCAGAGACAACCAATATGTTCTTTGTTGGGTCGAGGTAGAGTTGGTGTACAACGTAAGCAGAGCATATCCAACTTTTTCCAACCCCTCGAAAACCTTCAATAACTCCTCGTTTGGGTCCGTCTTGCATGAACTCGGCAATTTCATATTGTATGGGGGTTGGGTCTGGCAGGTTTAGCTCTTTCCAAACAAGGTAAAGGAAATTACGAAAGTCCCTTAGTTCCTCGGCAATCATTGGTTTCTAGAGCGATTTCTTTTTTTGGATTGGATGCGGAGATTGCCGCGACTGTTATTCATAGGGTTTCTGTCCTTATGGTCAACATCTTTACCCTTTAAACGTGCTTTTCCGTATTTTTTAATTGCTAAGCTTCTTGCCTTATTTCTTCCTGCTCGGCGTTTCTTCTGCTTCGGTTTACCGTGGTAAGTCCTGTACTCTCTCTTGTAGTTTCTAGCCATGACTGTGTTTTATTTGTTCGTCCTCTCCGCGAAACGGAAGCACTTTTATAAGGTCGTTTATGGGGTTGTTCGCTTCGACTTGGGCGTGGATGCCGTTATCTTTAAGCAGTTGTCGGGCGGCATTAAGGTCACTTGGTGTGGCTTCGCCGCTTTGTATGCGAGTAATAAACTCATCGATAAGAAGGTCTTGAAGACCATGTAACTTTTCACTTTTTGCGCTCATTGCTATCTCTTTTGTTGTGGAAATCGAATAGGATTTTTACTTTTTCGGATATACTCTCAATGCTGTAGTGCATCTTCGCCAAAACAACTACGAGCGTAATTAACGCAATAGCTATAGGGGTAAGGGCAGAGATAGCGTCAAGATTCATCCTTTAGTTCTTTAATGATTTTAATTAACAGCCATACGAGAGTTGTTAGTCCTACTGCTATGGCTACTACAGTATTCACATGGTCAAGGGTAATAGTGCCGAGCAATCCGAGGACGCCGACAGCACTAGGGGTGTGTTGAGAGTTCATGGTATTAGCCTTCTATCTCCATAAGCACCATGACGGCTGTACTAGTGACTTCATTTTGATAATTGTAGAATATACTGCCACCGTCTTTATCACATTGAACCTTGTAAGTGACCGCACTCGTAGTGGATGGGCTGTCAAGATATACAAAGTTGTGCGTCGAGGTATTGTATCCCGATGTCGTTGAAAACAGATTTTGACCTACAACAGTAGAACCATCTCTATCCAAATAGAAATTTGCATCTCCAATGTTGTCCAAAACAATAGCGGCTGATGTTGTGACGTAAATTTTACTGTCTGTTGAGGAAGGCGTAATGGTTGCCGACAGCCCTGTATCTTGCGTAGTGTTGTTGGCTGTTTGTTGAAATCCAGTAGACAACGTTCCCATAACAACTTGAAGAACTTTACCGCCTCCTTGCGCGTGAGCCGTAACAGAAGCGGCGGGTAGGGTGACTGTTTTAGATGAAAGGTCTAGTGTATCGTCCAACTGCGACGCTCCAATAGTGCCTTCCAACATACGAGTGTTATTTTTGGTAATAGCCATATTATGTAAGGTTTAGGATTCAAGAGCAGTTACTCGCTCTTCTAATGATTTGATTGATTTGAGAGCATCTTGAAGCGCGGCTGTGAGCAACGGAACAAGCTTAGATTGGTCTATGCCTTGCATCTCTTCACCGTCCTTCTCGCCAGATACGGCTTCGGGGACAATGGGTTGCACTTCGTGTGCGAGGAAACCGTCAACGCGCTCGTCTGAGTCTTTCCACTTGAAGTTTATAGGCTTGAGGCTTAGCACCTTTTGGTCGGCATCTTCGATGTCTTGAAGGCTTTCTTTGAGGCGGTAGTCAGAGCTTGTGTTATACTGAGTAGCATTACTCTGAACTTTAATCTGACCGACTCTTGTTCCCGCTTTCTTAAAGTCTACAACTCCACCACCTTGGTGTCTGTTTACTTCTAAGCCTACGTTTGCATTTGCACTAATCTTCAGTTGGTCTTTCTTTAAAACAATACCTTCTGAAGTTGCGCCGTTAGTTCCAATGTGTAGCTCTTTTCCAAGCACTACGTTACCGCCGTGTTGGACTGTTAAGTCGGGGGTAGCTATACGGTGGTCTGC